CTGCCGATAGGGGTCGGTAATTTGACCCTGATGAATTCCGTCCGGTACAGGAGGAAAACGACATGTTACCAGATACCATTACTTTAGCAATCGATGAGGCCAATACGGGCTCAACCACAGACCACGATCTTGCTCGTGCTATTGAAAGCGCGAATAAGAGCACTTATTGGGATGAAGACCATACGGTCGCCGCCCGCAACGAAATGTCTGTCTTTAGGACTTTTCCTAAGACATCCGGGAATTTCTACGGAAGCTTGAAAACTTCTGTGAAATTCACGAAAGACATCGCTGTGGATGGCGTCGATGGTTCCACCCTGAAGGTGCCTCTGATCGGGGAAGCATCATTTTCGATGCCTGTGGGAACGACCGAGGAAGAAGCAACGCTCCTTCGTCAGTCGCTGATTGCTATGCTTGATCGCGACGATGTTATGGACCTGTTGCACGGTCAAGGGATGATATAGCCTACGTTATGTGGCTATGCATCGCGAAGATCGCGTTGGCAGGAGTCGCAAGAATTTTATTTATCTTGCGTGTGCGATGTCCGAAAAAGAATGAGGACGTCACTTTTCCATAATTCTAAAGAGGTGAAACCTTATGAAAAATAAGAAATTACCCCGTCGTCAACGTCAAGTGGCAGCTGGAAGGAATAATCATTTCCCGAAGCCTGCCGTGCCCAAGGAATATCCCTGGGTGGTTCTCGGTCACTTGACCAGAGACCTCGCACATCTGATCTTAGATGAGGGATTTCTGAGCAACCTTGAAAGCATCATACGAAAGCGTGATGTTCATGGGTTGCTCACCCTCGCATCAGAAACCATTCCACAGTGTATAGGAATGGTTACCGGTCGTACAACACAGGAAATCCGTGCTGTATACCAGTTGTGCGCACTACTTAAGAAGTTCCCTTTTGAAACGTCCAAAGACACACGGACGCTAAATGCCACGACGAAATTTGTCAAGGCGGAAGCAACATGTCACGAATTTAATACTTCTTTATATCGTGATGTGGTTGCTCCAGGGAACGATGATGAATCAGTTGCAATTTACACATATGCGACTGCATTCATCCGGAAGGTTTTGGGAGATTTCCCTGACTTTCCAGCAGTGAGTGAGTGGTCTCGACATGGGCCTGGTGTCACACTGAGTACACTCAATGGGGCTAATTCGGCGTATTACAAATATGCTGAATGGCCTTACGACTGTACTGAAGCGGCACTGCCACACGCCACGTCCCTGGTTAAATCGGACGAGCGCTGGCTTGGGGCACTAGAAGATTCGTATCGCGATGTAATGGAAATTCCAAAGCATCGTATACTGGATCAACAAGTGTTCTGGGCTAACGTTTTCAACGTC